ATTATCTATAATGTCAATTAAAGTCTTATCTTTGATGAAGTGTTGTTCTGATTTTAATTCATCATACTCTTTTAAGGGAATTTGCACAGTTCGTGATAGACCTGATTCATTTTCATAAGAGGCAGATTCAGCGCGCTCTTGATCTTCTTGAATAACTTTTTTTATTTTTCCTTCTTTAACTAATTCTCTATGTTTATCAAAAATTGTTTTATCATCTACTGACATGATTCACACTCATTAGTATCATCGACTACTAGTCCTTCGGATTCTTTACACTCGCAGTTTGTGCAGGTGCACCCCTCGTGATCAGCCTCTATACAATGACATAGGTGTCCACATTTTTTACAAGTTTTTTTGTCCATATTTACTTATAATAGTCCTTCCAGAACCATTCGACAAATCTTTTCCACCAAGTTTTAAGCATTTGTCCCCCATAATTGTAGAAGAAAGTATGTCTTCTAGTTGTTTTAGAATGCTGCTATAATTAGTATAACAACAATAACGCCGGCACCGATACACACTTTTCTGTGATCTCGCCATATTTGTTTTATAGTTTCCATGTTTCCTCCTAATGTATCTCTCCCCAATTGTCTCCTGCTTCGTAGTCTACCTTATTAGGTATATCTAATTCAACTGCTGATTCCATTATTTCAATAATATATTTAGCCTCTTTATCATTTTTCACAGAAATGTCTAGTTCGTCATGGATCTGAATATGAGGTATAATGCCCACTTTATACAGTTCTAGCATGCATTTTTTAGTCATGTCTGCTGCGGATCCTTGGATTAATTTATTCAAAGATTTATAAGTAAAAGCTCTTTTAATACCGGGCCCATGTTCGAGTATAGCTTGTTCATGTGGAAGTGCTTTATGTATTCCAAAATAATTAGGTTCCCATAAATGGAAGCGACAAAGACGACCCAGTAGGGTACGAATCTGTCCTCGGTGTTGTGCTCGTTGAGAGACTGCATTCATTAATTGTTTTACGAAAGGAACCCTGGAATGATAAGTTGAAAAAAGATCTTCCGCTTTTTCTTTACTAACACCTAGTTCAGCTTGAAGTTTTGCTTTACCCATTCCATAAAATAATCCTAAATTAATGACTTTGGCTTGTGATCTAGGAATCTGTGCCATCTGTGCAACGATGTCATGAAAATCAGCGTTGCCTTCTTTATAAGCGTCCACAACTGTGAAAGCGGAAGGCAACTGCTGAAGTGATGCATAGTGTACAACCAACCTTGGTTCCTGTTGATTATAATCAAAGCACCCCCACACGCAATTGTCCTCGGGAATGAAAAGGGATCTAATCATGGGGCCGAGGTCTTTATTACGTGCGGGAATCTGTTGTAAATTAGGATTCGAATATGAAAATCTTCCGGTGACAGTTCCACCTTGATCAGATCTTATTTGATTAATATCTGCGTGAATCCTGCCTTTATGTTCGTGTTTAATAATAGTGTCTATAAAAGTTGTATGAGCCTTGTTTATTTCTCTGGTTTTTGCTATTTTCTTAACAAGAGGATGTTTATGCGAAGAGAGAAAGTTTTTTGTAAATGAAGGCGCCTGGGTTTTTGCTGTTCGTTCGTAAGGTAAATTTAATTTATCAAAAACTGTTGCGATGGATCGTGCAGCCCATATTTGGGCATCTATGTGTGTTTCTTTTTTTATCTCTTGCAATAATTTTTTTTCTTCTGTTAATAATTTTTCTTTTAGTTTATGAGCTTTTTCAACGTCTACTCGAACTCCTTTAAATTTCATATCTACTAAGCAAGGAAATAAATCTGACTCAAGTTCAAAAATAGACTCTAGATCCTGGTTGCTTAATTCTTGTCGTAATTTTTTCCATAACTGATACGTGACTTCAGCATCTCTTTCTGCGTAAGCTCCAACATACATCGCCGGTAACTTCCACATGTCTGATTTAGGATTGATTCCCCATTCCTTGGCACCTGCAACTAGAGCAGTTTCATCTTTGCCGTATCCAACATACTCTCGACCTAAACTATTAAGATCATAACGCATTCTGTTTTCATTAATTAAAGAAGCGGCGGTCATGGTGTCAACAATGTCTCCTTTGATTTCTATTCCCATCGAACGAATCCAACACACATCGTACATGGCATTGTGAAAAATTTTAAGAGAAGGAGATTTGCAAAGGTCTCTAAACCATTGAATTACCTTGGTTTTTTCAAGGTTTCCTCCGCCTTCATGATCGAAAGGAAAATAACTTTGATAGCCTTCGGTGGCCACAGAAATACCGACTACTTTTCCATTTCCAATAATAGATCCAGACCCTCTTGTTTTTAAATCAGGATCCGAAGTTTCTAAATCGATTGCAATTTGTTGACGGTCTTTAAGATCAGGAAATTCTTCCGGCTTAACCCATTCGGTTTGTGGTTTGAATAAAGGAATCTGCATTAAGAATAATCTCTTTCAATAATCATATCAATATAATGTTTTGCTTTTTCCAAGTCTTGAATTTCTCCTTTATGTGCATGTCTACAAATGTATTTAATAGCATTTCCTTCTGCGAATAGCAATTTATTGTCATTAATAAATTTACTGGGTTGAATCTTCATATCTTTATAGTGAGATCCTCCGATTTGTTTTTTGTAGGGGTTCATATGTTTAAATATATCCATAATGCTGTAAACAACGTAACTGATAATAAATCCATTTTAGCTATCATATTTTAAACTCCTTGCTTCGATCTTTACATCGAATTAAAAATAAATTTTTGCTACATCGAGTAAGACCGACATACCAAACTCTTTGTTCTTCGTCTTGTTTCATAATTGTTTTCGTTGCTCCTTTGATTGTGTTGGCGGTTTGATTTTGAAGAATCACTACATTCGTAGCTTCTCCTCCTTTTGAACTATGCAGAGTTAGAACTTTAACTCTGGGTTTAATGCGTAAGTCCTCTCCGTTTCTTCTCATACTTCTAATATAAGTTTTGGTGGTAGGGGTTACAGCCGTAAAGGCCTCATACCACTGAAGACTTGAATCTAATTTATATTCTTTTTTTAAATCATTTAAGGTAAAAAGTTTATCATCGGTCTCTCTAAATTTTTTATTGAAACGTTCTAATAGTCTTTGAATCTCTATGGTGTTGAGACTGTTTCCTTTTCTCCAGGCTTCCCAGTTTAAAATATCTTTGTATAAAGATTCATTCATACTTCTTCCATCTTTGGTTTCAAAGTAAATGCCACGTCTCTTTAATTCTTTACAAATAGGTTTTAATAAATCATTAGTTCTAGCTAAAACATACCAGTCCCCTTTTGAGAAATTAATAGGACTAATAGAAAAAAAGGATTGGATATTTCCTTCTTCAGGCGTAGGATAATAAGTCTTAAAGATTCTTGTTCTAATATTATCCAATCGATCCATAGCTCGCTCTTGAATTATTTTAGGGACTCTTTCAGATTGTTCTAAAGAAATTTCGGTTGCATCAAAATTAATAAAAGAATCAACATCAGCGCCAGCCCATCCAAAAATAGCCTGGTCATCGTCTCCTGCAACGTAAACATCTTTAGTATATTGTTGCAGAACCTTGATCATTTTCCATTGTAAAATGGACAGATCTTGAGCTTCGTCTATAAAAATAACATCAAATTGAGGTACTTTGGCTTTGGGTAATTGAACGTTTGTTATAAAGTTGTCTAACATGTCGTTGTAGTCGGTGAGGTGATAAGCATTTTTATAATCATCGATATGTTTTGCTACCACTTGAAGTTTATCTCTTTCAATTTTTCCAAGGTGTTCATTACGGTCGAGTTGATCTAAAACACTAATGTTTCTAACACGTGCTAAATTAATTAGGCTTAAATATTCACTGTTTGAAGTGAAGATTCCATTGAAATCGTTTTTTTCATATGAAGCATATTTAATTCGTAATCCACATTCTTCCCCGATTACTTTGTAGTGTTCTTCCTGCATGACGTTTTCTTCTTTTAGTCCTAAATATCTAAAGGCAAAAGAATGAAGGGTTCTAAAATGTTTAACATCTTTTTTTTCTAAAAATAAATAAGTCTCTAGAAGCCTGTCTCTTGCCTCATATGCAGCTTTACGTGTGAAAGCAAAATAACCAATACGATCCAGAGAGGATCCTGATTCTTTATATTCCATTACTTTATCTAATAGTGTTTGTGTTTTTCCAGTACCTGGTGGACCTATCACTTTATAGTTCATTAGTAATTAGACTCCTTTTCCTTTGCTTTTCTATATTCAATTTGATCTACTTTCATTTGTTTAAGACGCCAAACTTTTTGAGTTTTGTCATCTATATTGTAAGAACAATCATCCTCGGCTCCTAATTCTTGTTTCATAATAATTCCAGTGTCGCGAGCATCTAATTTCCATTTAAGAGGAAGGGATTCAAAAAAAGAAGAAAAAAGAAAATGGTGATAGCCATTTTCAGTCCAACACAGTCCTCCTCGAATGTCGCTACGTTTTTTAGCGCGAGCACTGTTAACACAATATTCGTAAAGATGTTGATACAATTGATCTTTAATATTGGTTCCGGAGGCGGGATAAATAGTGACAGCACTTTTTCTTACTTGATTAAGAAAGACTCTAAATTTTTTAGGAGGTAAAGGATCGGGCATAAAACCTGCTTGTAACCAAATTAAATCCAATAAATCAGATTGTTTAGTTACTATCTTTGGGTTAGAAGCTTCACATGGAGCTGGTTTACCATCCGGTTTTTCTACAGTGAATCGAAGTTTTGGTATAGTACTCATAATAATTTGTAAACCAGAAATAAGAGGAAAGACAGAAGTGGGATCGGAAGCTACCCCGTAAGCTCTCTTCACACAAACATGTTTTATGCATTTAGGTTCCAAAATTTCATCATTACAGGTATGTCCCGCCGTATCTTTATCCCAAGAGCTAGTTTTGTCTAAAATTTTTTTAAGAGGCCAAGGTTCTGTAAAATATTTATTAGCTTCGTTAACTTTGTCCTTCCATAATTCTTTTCCATATTTTTTCTTGGCAAACACCATATAGTTATACATAAAACGATCTCTGCCATCTCTCAGTTTTACTTTTGAAAGTCGTTGTAAACATGGGGGACCATCTTCAAATTCAGGATCTCCTCCTTTTAAAACTTCTTCTTCACATCGTGTGATTAGCTTTTCTAATTCTTCAGAATCTAATTGAGATTCTTTGGCTATTTTAATGAATTGTTCTAGAGATAAAGGCTTATTATTTTTGTCCAGAGCATAACGAGTTGTTTCTTTTTCTTTTTGATAAGGAAGATTAATAAAATTTCCTGCCAAGTTCCCATGTTCATCCGGTTCTAGTTCAACTTGTTTAGGATAAATTTCAGTGGTTCTTTTTAATTCGAGAGGTAAAAGTATAGAAGCTAGTGAATCTCGCATAATTTGAGCATCAAGGGCTTCTTTGAGAAATAAATAAATATGTAATCCTCCACTTTTTGATCGGCATGCGACCAAGGGAAGTTTATATTTCTCTATATAAGAGAGTAAAATAGGTATGTTAAATTCTTTGTAATTTTTAGGATCTATATCAATACATCCAAAAGAGGCTTTACCCTCTTTGGTACAAGGTTGAATCCCTATTGATATTGTTCCGTCTAAATGTTGTTTGTAATGAAAAGGAGTGATTGCTGTTTGAGCCCACACGTAGTGAGGTTTGATCTTATTTCTTTCTTTATCAAACTCAGCTTTGGACATGTCGGCTTTGCCAAAGTTTTCTTTGAGTCCAGAAAACAGTTTTATATATTCGTCTATCATACATCCCTTTTAAGCGGGGCGGCTTCCACTCTCGCTTCCACCGCCCCTGTATTCACCTTTGGTGAAAATTAGAAGTTTGTATCTTCTTTCTCAGCAGCTTTAGCTTGTGCACTTTTTATTGAAGCGTGAAAAGCTTTAGCTTGTTGATATAGATCTACATTATCTACTTTTCTTAAAAGTTTTACGTTGTAACCGTACCAGGTAAAATTACCTGTTACTTCTATTGAACGTAATTGATAGATGTGACTAAAAGATGGCGGATTAAAGGTACTATTTTGACCTTTTTCAGTGATGCTTTTCATCATTGAATTCCATCCTCGACTTACTTTTAGTTGAGTAGACTTCATCGCTACTAACGCTTTATCAACCATACTATCCGTAAGGATAATAACGAAATGATTAGCTGTTTTAATAATGATGTTTCCATTTGTAAGAACATCTTTACCAGATGCATCTTTTTTAGTTTGAGAAAGAACATCGGCTCCTCTATCGGGTGATACAGGACGACCTTCTCGTCTTTCAAATGGTGCCCACTCAGGAAAAGTGAGTTTATAAAAGCACGGAATTACTTCTATGCCTTTAGCTCCATCGTACAGTTTTTTAGTCACTGTATTATAGAACATTCCTGGTTCAGCTCCTTCGACATACGAAGCATGTTTTTTCTTCGTTTCGTCAGAACTGTTTTGAAGTAGTTTTAGGAATGGTAGGGCCAAATCATCTTGGTCCATATTCTCTAAGCCTAACTTCGCATCCGCTTCAAATAATGAAGTGGATGGTACTCCTGCTTGTTTCTTAACAGTTAAGTCGCTTGTTTCTTGACTCATGTTTATTTACTCCTTATTTTTGTTTGGTTTCCTACAAACGTGTTGAACAACTCAGAAGGCATTTCTTGACCTGCTTCAGTTCGCTCTCTGAGTAATGCTTTTAAAGTCATAGGTTCTACTTTTAGTTTTTGTGCAGGTTCGTAGCCTTGACCTTGTGCAAGGGAGGCATATTCTGCCGCCTTGTTATCTTCGCCACGACCAAAGGAAACAGTAACTTCATTTTTAATGATGTCACCTAGGTCGTTTTCTCGAAGCCAGTTAAATGCCGCTTCTCTTTTTGCTATTGGTATTGAAGCGCCATAAATTTTTTTAATTTCTATAGAAGAACCATCTGCTAGTTTTAAAGAAGACAAAGACATTTCATTCATAAT